CCTTTAAATATTATTTTACTGCCTGATCGTTTATTTCTTATTTCATCTTTTGTTATGTAAAAATCATTAAATATGTTTAATAATTCTAATTTTTCAATGAATTCAGGTATAATAGAAATATAAGTACTAGATAAAGTGTAACGAGTAAATAATATAGTATGTCCAGATTCATACGTTAATAATACTAATAATAAATTGACTGAAAATGATTTACCTGATCCTCGACCTCCTGTAACAATAAAATATCTGCCATTTGATTCTGCTATTGGCGAATACTTTTTATTTATTTCAATCACTTAAATTTAATTAAGTCTTTAAAATTAATATTAAATCCATCGGATGAAGAAATGTCAACCGATTCTTTTGGTTTGCCATAACGATAACCAAAATATAAACTCATTGCACGACTATCACCATTTAAAACTTGTTTGCCTAATGTTTTAATTACCTCGTCATTATCAATTAACGCATCTAATTTTTCTATTAATTTTAATTCATCTGCTTTTTTAGGTCTGCCAGCTCCTTGTCTAACACCACCATTGTTTTTACGTTTATCCATAATTATATTGTTCTAAATCGTCTGGATTTATTCCATTTGATTTTTTTACTTTCTCCTAAAATATTGAGCTTTGATACTTTATAATTAAATGTATTACGTATTTCATTTAATTGATCATTGCCATTTTTGTTTACCATTAATTGATTTTTTATTGTTTATTCAATCTTTATTATATAACGAAATTATTTATTTAATTTATTCAGTTCCTGATATTATATCTTTTTTTGGAAATTCATACACATCAACACAATGTTTTATTAATTCTAATGTGTTTAATTTATGTATATGTTTTTTAATTGTTTTTTCAACTAATTTCGATTCAATTGCTTTACGGTTATCTAATTGATTTTCTATTACATTTAATTTACGTTCTTGTTTCCATATTAAATGTTGTATTATTAATAAAGCACGTTTTTTTAATTTTTTATTGTACATATGTTTTGTTTTTCCATTTCCAACCTTTTATTAATAAATCTAATTTTTGTATTGCTTCGTCTTCGTGTTCTTTTGGTATTTTACTTATTAATGTAATTAAATCAGAGGATCCTTTTAATTCAAATAATTGTGTTTCTAATTTTTTACATTTGTTTTGTAAATATTGTATTTGATTTATTTCGTCTATATTTAAATCTGTTTTAAACGTAAACATTTTTTCTATTTGTTCTAATTTTTTATTTGTTGTTTTATATACATCATATAATTCTACAGCATATATAGCAGTTGCGTGATCCATACGTTTTCCTTGAGCTCTAAAAAACAAACTAATGTTTGTCCATCTCATTGCTAATTTTTCACGTAATAAATAACATAGTAATGCTCTCATTTCTACGTATTCACGTTTACGTGTGTTTTCAAATATATTGATTCCTGATAATTCAATTATTTTATTTGCTATTTCTATTGGTTTTAAATTCATATTTTTTTTTTTAAAATTCTCTTTCTTTATTATGTTTCGCTTTATATGTTCGTTTATATTTATATTTTTCTCCTATTGATTTGTAAAATAATAATTTAATTGTGAAATCTGATATTTTTTCATAACACAATAATTCTTTATGATTTGTATTTGTTATATGTTTTAATGCAAACAATCTTCGTTCTTGTCGATTTTTTAAACTATCGAATTGTTTTTTTAAATGCACAATAATTGTTTTTTTGGTTTTACATATCGTGTTAATGTTCCATCAAACCATTCGTTAAATTGTTTACCAATATACAACATTTTAGCTTCTTTGTAATTTAAAAATTCCTTTTGATCAATTTCTTTTAACGTTGGTGTTTTAAATGGTACGATTACAATATAAGGTTTATCCACGTATTTATGATATTCAAACAAAAATGTTTTTATTATTCTTCCATAATTGTCTTTTACATTGTTTAACGAAGCATATTGTTTCGCTTGATTAAAAGAAACTTTTTTACCTGTAAATGTATAATCTTTTGAAATTGTTTTTATTTCTGCTATTATGTGTGTTGATTCATTTGCAAACACAAAATCTTGATCTCCTAAATATAAATTTAAATGTCCGTTAAAATGATTTGAAATTGTACCGTTAAAAAATAAATTGTATTGTTTCATATGCCAAGTATTATTATATGTTCTATATCGTAAATTGATAAATCACATATGTATTTTATTTGTTTTATTATTGTCTTATTTGTTTTTAATGATTTCAATATTAATTTATCTCCAATATTGTAATCTCGATTTGTTCGTCTTATTTCAAATGTTTTAATTCCTGATTTAACATCTAAAAAATAATTGTGTTGTATATCTAAATTATGCTCCACAATCAAAAATATTTAATTGATTTTGTGCTACATCTTTCCACGCATCAGCGTTAAACGTAATAACATCTGTATTATCGTTTATTGGTTCACCAATGTATTTATATGATTTTGTAATTGCGTTACGTAATTTTAACATTCCGCCTTTGTCTGATGTTTGTTGTCTTTCCATAAATTCACTATTTAATTGATCTTTTGTTATTTGATTTGTTAATTTCCATAAATGATTATTTTTTTTCATTGCTCCAAATAATGCTGGATTTGATGTTTTTATATATAATGTTTTATTGTCTTTTTTATAAATACCACCAAAATAATTTATAACTTGAAAACCAATACCTAATCCTTGAAAATCAGGTAAAACAACTATTCGTGAAATACGATAACCATTTATTATGTTTCCGTGTGGAAATGGTAATATAGCCATAAAACTAACTGGTTTGTCATTAAATAATATAACATAACATTTAGCAGCTTTGTTTAAATCTTGGGTTAAATAATGATGGTGTTTGAAGATTTTCCAAGTATCATATCTTGATCGAAATATCTGTAATTTAATTTTTGGTCGTTGCCGAAGACTTGACGCTATTTCAAGACGCCCTTTTAATGGTGAATATGTCCAATCTGGTTGTAACCATTCCATAATATCGAAATGACAAGATGCCAATACAATTTTTTTATTGTTACGTCTAATATATTTTTGCAATGCATTACTCATTGCTTTAGCTACATCACGATCAACAACTGATGTGTATTCGTCAATTAATATAACTTCATCGTTTTTTGCTTTACCTACCATATATGCTAACGAAGCACGATATTGTTCTCCGTTTGACAATGTGTGAAATGGTCGTAACCAAGTTGGTACAGAACTCAATCCCATAGCTGATAATAAAAATGTAGCTTGTTTAGGATCCAACCAATTAAAATTAGAAATCAAAGACTTTTGATAATCAAAATTATAAGTGTTCATTTCTTTTTTAAAATAATTTTTTAAAATAGTTGTTTTGCCTGTTCCTGATCCTCCGTATATAACACCAATTTTCCAATCATCTGGGAGCTGCTCTAAATTTGCATCAATGATTACATTGCTTTGTTGTGTGTTTTGTATATCAAATGCTTCGTAAACGTATTCTGTATATTCGTCATTTATAATATTATGTGTTAAATTAATTTTCATTATTTTCTTATAATATTACCTTTAAGATCAACTATCGTATAATTAAATTCTTTTAATAATTCAATTGCATCGTTAATTTGTTTTGCTTGTTGTCTGTAATGATGAAATATTTGGTTTTCAAAAGCGTGTGGTTTTTCTTTTTTAAAATTTATTTTTTGATCCTTCATAATTTTATATTTATTGTGTTCTTAATTTTAACAAATTATAACATTCGATATAATTTTGTTTTGCTTTACCTTTGTATTGTTCTTTAAATAATTCGTATAATTTTTTAGTGTATTGATATTTTGTTTTACAATCTTTAAAATATTTTTCTGCAAACTTTTTACCTTTACCTTTAAAGTAATTGACATTGTCAGCTGTGTCACCAACTATGCATTGTTCGTAAAAATTATATAATGCTTGTTGTGGTGTTATATCTAAAATTGTTTGATGTTTAAAATGATAATTATAAATTAAAGCTGGAAATTGTTTATAATCTTTATCGATTGAAACTATAATAACATTATCACGACCAATGTCTTTTGCTATGTTATACCAATAACGAGCAACTAAATCATCTGTTTCAATACCAAAACCATATATACTATGATATGTGTCTTTCACGTATTGGTGCATATCGTGTAATAAAGGAGGAAGTGTTTGTTTTTTTCTGTTAGCTTTATATTTTTTAGATATTAATTTTCTAAAATTACCTTTGCTTCCATTAAAAACAATGTATTTGTCAATTTCAAATTGATCTTCTAAATCGTTTATAATTTTCATTAATTGTTCATCGAATTTTACAATTGAATCTTCGATGTCGGTATAAAAAGGATTTTCGAATGAATCGTCTTTTGTCCTGTAACAGCTGGCAAAAATTAAACTGTCTGCGTCTATTAATAAAACCATTTTGTCTTTTTAACTATTAATTAAATATACAATTAATTGGTTAATTAACAAAAAATTTAATAAAGCTAATTTAAATTAATTCGTGAAGCTTGTTCTTCTTTCAAGAGGTAAACTGGTTTTAATAACCTTTTTTTTGTCCATATCGTAGTATCTGGGCAATACATTTCAACAGGATCAGGTAATTTTATTTTATTTAACCAAAACAAAAAATTTCCTTTTGGATCATTTACAAAATATAATTTAATTATGTTTTTATCCATTTTCATTAACGCATCGTATTTAAATTTCTCCAACATTTTTTCTGAATAATATTTATTTCTAAATTTCATTTCAATTACACATTGTTTGTTTTTAGGAGTTGTGCCAATAGCATCGTAATGTTTACCACCTTTACCAGACCATTTTAAATTCCAACCGTCGATGTTTAAAATATTAACAACAGCTTTTTCTAATTTTTGTAATTTATTAATGTCCATTGTCCCAAATGACGTTTAAATCTTTTATCCATTTGTTGATCGTTTTTGGCGAGCAAGTGCAGGGTTCATAAAATTTATGTTTGTAATATTCGCTGTGCAAGTCGCAAACCATTTTATATTCGGTACGACTAATAGTTGATTTTTTTGAAAGCCTAAATTTTTCCCATTTTTTGAAATCATCGTTGTTAAATTTTACCATCTTTTAATTTTTATTTCATTAAATTTTTTTCTACGTTTATCACAACCACAATCAACACCCATTTTTTTAGAATACCAATCAACAATATATTTTATTCCAGTGTATTTTGTTATGTAAAAAATTAAATCTCCTAATTTCATATTTTGTTTTTTAATAATTTGACAACTTTTTTATACGTATTATATAACGAATAATATGGTATTCCTGTTTTTCTAGATAATTGTGCTACGCTTTGTCCTTGTTCTATTAATTCATAAACTTTTTTATCGTACCAATACATTTTATTTAATGTTTTTTTTATTTCATTATATGCAACTTGATAATCAATAAAATTATCATTACTGCTCATATTGTTACAATATTCGATATCTATAATTTTGACTTTGTTTTGTTTACGTTTTAAATCATAAAACAAATTTTTTAATGTTCTGAAAACATAATAATAATTAAAATCATTATCTCCGTAATCGATGTTTAAACCTGATTGTTTTTTTTTATGAATTTTTATGTACATTTCTTGTACAATATCTTCGGCTGTTTGAGGATTACAACCGAACGAACAAACGATATCTACCCAAACTTTATGTTTTTTGAAAATATCATTAATTGTGTAATTCATTAATTTAATGGGTCGTATAAATCTCCAACTATAATTGGCAATCCAATATTGTTAATTTCAAAACTAAACGTTTCAAAAGAAAATCCTCTGCTACGTTTACATTTAACTGTTACCCATTCTTTGTTTACTGTGTTTGCTTCTAATTGTATTTGTGTTTCCGCTTTTTTTTCTAAAAATGATCCTAAATGGCCAGTCGGTTTTTCTGATCCATAATTAGAATGTATTACACACATTATATGACAATTATATTTAGCACTCCATTCCATAATTTTTTGTACACAAGCATTTGATTCTTCTAAATTATTAACATCTGAAACTAAATCAGCTATGCCATCAATTATAATAAATCCTGTGTTAAAATCTTTGTGCTGTAAACAATAATCTATAAAATTTATTCTGTCTTTATAACTAATTGTTCTTAAACCAAATGTATGATAATCTTTTGAATAATCAAAATCATTCATATCTAACACACGTTTGAATACTTTTTGTGCGTGCCATTTGCCTTGTTCAGTATCAATGTGTAATAATGATTTATTATTTCTATGTCCTGTAATATCACCACCAAAAGTATTTTTATTGCCTAAATATATAGAAGCAAATAATGATATTAAAAATGTTTTTTTTGTTTTTGGAGGAGCTTGAATAAAACTAAAATTACCATATGTTCCAATTGGAATTGGTAATAATAAATCTCCTGATTGTGTTTTAATTAATTTTTCACCAAATGACAATGCAACTGGTGGATAATCTATTTTTTTGGTGGCGTCAATAATACAATCTTCTTCGATCAATTGCATTATCATATATTGTTCTGTTTGTTTTTCTGTTAGTCTGTTTGTCATTATTTAAATGTAAAAA